CAAATAATGTTATTTCTTTAGTTGAAAATCATTTAAACGAAGATGATCCTATAATAGCACTAGGAAAAATCAATGGTATTGATACAAAAAATAATTTAGTAAGATTTGTTTCTAAACAAGAATTTAACAACGCAGTAGTTGTAGGATTTCAAAATAAAATTGCAGAGCTTACAGTTGTAGGAGATCCAAATGCAGATTTTGATAAAGCAGAACAGTTAATAGATGCGTTATTAGATTTTAAAAGACCAACAGGTTCAAAGTATGTAACTGGTGCTACAACTGAAAAATTAAATGATTTAAAACAAAAAATCTTAACTGAAAAAATTAGACATGAAACTGCTATGAAAAATGTTTCTGATAATAATGAAGTTAATGATTGGTATAAACAAGAAGAAAAAACTTTAACATTATCTTTAGGTTGGGATCCAATTAAAACAGATGATACTGGTGCTAAAGAAAGAGCTGATTTAGCTGCTGATGAATATAAGAAAAGAGCTATTACTTGGTTAAGAGAAAATAGAGATTTATCTCTTGATGAAAAGAAAACTTTTTTAATGGATCTTCGTATGGATATTAAAAATAAATACGATGGTGTTGAATCTACTTCAATTTCAATTTTTAATTCACAACACAAACCATACAATATTAAAAGAGATCTTGTAGATGTTCAAGGTGGTATAGCATATTTAGCTTTAGTACGAGAAGGTACTGAAACATTTGAACCAGAAAGAGTTACAAAATGGGTTTCTATTGCAAAATTAAATGGCTATGCAGACAAAAATGGCAACATCAATCCTACAGAATTATTAGCTTTCTTAATGGATTACGAAGCTAAAATTAAAGCAATGGGAGAGTAATGACTCAGATTGACGAAGAAAGATTAAAAAAAATTTTAGAAGAATACAAAAAAGAAAATCCTGAAATTAAACCAAAAGATTATGGTTTAGTAAAAAATGTAAAAGAAGATAATTTTAATTGGTGGGATATTACTAAAGATATGGCAATGTCAGTACCAGAAGCAGGAGTAAATTTTGTAGAATTTACAGGAGATTTTTTAGAAAGAAATATACCAATAGATTTTATGAAAGGACCTGCGCCTTTAAAATTTGATGGTTGGGGTGATGGAGTAATTAAAACGAATGATTTTATTCCAAGAATTTTAAGAGGCGAAGAATACGCAGAAGAAAAAAAGAAATATAGTGTAGACGAAAGACAACTACCTCATTTTCACAAAGCCGAAACTTGGCAAGGTGATATGACTGAAAGAGTTTTTAGATTTATATTTGGTTTGATAGGACCAACAAAAGGTTTAAAAGCTGCTGGAGTAACAGGTAAAATTAATACTGTTAAAGGTGCATCTGTTCTTGCATTAAGAGGAACAACATCAGGAGCAATAGCTGATGCTACAGTTTGGGATCCAAATGAAGGTCGTATGTCAGACTGGTTAATTGAATTTGACTCACCATTATTAAATAATAGAGTTACACAATATTTAGCGTCTGATGATGACGATACTGCTAATGAAGCGGCATTAAAAAATGTTTTAGAAGGAATGATTCCTGGAATTGCAGCCGAATTAATTATTGGTATTAGAGCAGTCAAAGCTGCTAAACAAGCAAAAACTGCAGAAGCTAAACAAGCTATATATAAAGAAGCTGATAGTGCAATTAAAGATAAACAAAAAATTAGAAAATTAAATACACAAAGAGCAGAGTTATTAGAAAAAACTAAACAACTTGCTAATGAAACTGATAAAGTAAAAATAGATCAACTTACAAAAAGAATTACATCACTAGCTAAAAAAATTCATAAAATTGAATTTAAAACTAATAAAGCTATTAAAATAAAAGATGTTGATAAAAAATTAAAAGTTACTAAGAAAACTGCTAAAAAAGATGTTGAATCGTTTTTTGGTAGTATTTTAAATGTTAAAGCTTTTAGATCAGGTGTTCACGTTTTAAGAACTATAGATCAATTATCAGAACATTGGGACGACTCTTTAAAAACTTATTTAAACAGTGATGTCTTAACAA